TTTGAGATTCAATTTATTGAAGACCAAGAACCATTCTTTCAATTAGGCAACTTACCTGTTTACAAACTAAGAGTAACTAGATTCGAGTATTCATCTGAAAGACTTGATACTGGCATTGCAGATATTGATAGTGCAGAAGATAAATTCTCACTTGATATGTTGGCACATCAAATGACTTTAGAGGCAGAAGAAGGTTCTCTATTACTTGAAAATGACAGAGCAAGTGGTGACGCCAATTACTTCTTAATGGAAACTTATGCATTACAAACACAATCACCTTATGCAAATAATATTGATTTAGATAGTGAGGCAGGTTTTGATACAGCAAGTGTGGGTGATGATATACTAGACTTTACAGAACGCAATCCGTTCGGGGAAGTGGACTTCTAATGTTTGGAGATTATTTTTACAATCAGACAATGAGAAGAATGACTATTGCATTTGGTCAAATCTTTAATAACATTCAAATCAAAAGAAGAAATTCTAGTGGTCAAGTAGTACAATCTATTAAAGTACCATTAGCATATGCACCTAAAGAAAAGTTTTTAACAAGATTAGAACAACAACCCAATTTATCTGATAGACAATTTGCAGTTACTTTACCTAAGTTATCTTTTGAGATTACAGGTCTTTCATATGATGGTCAAAGAAAACTTACAAGAGTACAAAAATATAAAACTGTTAAATCTGAAGTAGATGGTAAAGTGATGAATTTTAATTATACACCTGTCCCATATAATTTAAATTTTTCTTTATATTCATTTACAGCAAGTGCTGAAGCTGGTCTTCAGATAGTAGAACAAATAATACCATTTTTTCAACCAGACTATACAGTAACAGTAAATGCAGTACCAGAATTAAATATTAAAAGAGATGTACCTATTGTTTTAAATAGTATATCTTATCAAGATACTTATGATGGCAGTTATACAACAAGAAGAGCTGTTATATATACATTGAATTTTACTGCTAAAACTTATCTATTTGGTCCTGATAATACAAGTAAAACTATTAAAGAAGTTAAGATTGACTTGTATGATGATACAGATACTACAAATAAGGCAAGAACAGAAAGAGTTACAACAACACCCAACCCAACAACAGCAGACGCTGATGATGATTTCGGATTTACAACTAACATAGATTTCTTTGAAGATTCTAAAAAATATAATCCCGAAACTGATACTGATGAATAACTGATTACTAAATCGTTATAAATATTGATTATGAGTACAGATGATATAATAAACAAATACCTAGGAGTAGAAGCGGAAGATTCTAAAAAAGAACCTACGCCACCTGCTGTCGTTAGAAAAGAAGACAAGAAAAAAGATGATGTCGATAACGACCATAAGTATAGTAGAGAAGCATATTACGATTTAATACAAAAAGGTCAAGAAGCAATAGAAGGTATATTATCTGTTGCAAAAGAAGGAGAACATCCAAGAGCATATGAAGTAGCCGGTCAGTTAATAAAAAGTGTAGGTGATACTGTTGATAAATTACAAGATTTAAATAAAAAATTAAAAGATTTAAAAGAATTACCTAAAACTGCTGACACTAAAATTCAAAATGCTTTGTTTGTAGGTTCAACTGCTGAATTACAAAAAATGTTAAAGAAAGATGAAAATTCTAAAAGCAAAATCATCAATGCAAAACACAAAGATATTTCCGATAAATAATTTGGGAATGTTGTCTAAACCTCCTAAGTTTACTTATGAGAAAATCTGTGAAAGTTTACCAGTAAGTGGAATGAAATGGCCGATAATGGTTTGTAGTTATGAAAACTATTGGAAAAAAGACACACTATGGAGAGATATTGATACAGATAAAATGGGAGTAGTTAATGGCAATCAAAGAGTACTTTGGGCAATAGAAAATGATTATACACATATTGAAGCTCTTGAAGTTAAGACTAGAGATGAAAGAGATACTATTAATAAAATAACTTTTATATCACAGGATGAATATCCATTATGAAAATATTAAAATCAAAAGCAGAAAGAACTCACATAGAGATATTTCAAATAAGTGATTTAGCAATAACTAAACACGGATTTGTTTTAGAAGATATATTAAATGGTGCTGAAATGATACATCCTATACAAGTACATAAGTGTACAAATGAAGGCACTTATGGTGCATTAGGTAAAAAATATAAAACAGGTTTATTAAAAGTAATAAAAGGAAGTCAAAGAGTTACTACTGCAATACAACTAGGTTATACACACATAGAAGGTATATATGTCTGACGCTTATTTAGGAAATCCTAATTTAAAGAAAGTAAATACTCCTGTAGAATTTACTAAAGACCAGGTTCTAGAATTTCGTAAATGCGAAAATGACCCTACCTATTTTATTAAAAATTATGTACAAATTGTATCACTAGATGAGGGTCTTGTACCATTTAGTATGTATGGCTTTCAAGAAGACATGGTACAAACTATGCATGATGAAAGATTTACAATATGTAAATTGCCTAGACAATCAGGTAAATCAACTACCATTGTGTCTTATCTATTGCATTATGCATTGTTTAACCCCAATTCTAACATTGCTATACTGGCAAACAAATCATCTACTGCTAGAGATATATTAAGTAGATTACAACTTGCATATGAGAATTTGCCTAAGTGGTTACAACAAGGTGTAATTAACTGGAACAAGGGGTCAATTGAATTAGAAAACAAGGCAAGTATTGTAGCCGCCTCAACATCATCAAGTGCAATTCGTGGTGGTTCATACAACATTATATTCTTAGATGAGTTTGCTTTCGTACCAGCAAATATTGCCGAACAGTTTTTCTCATCTGTATATCCTACAATATCTTCTGGACAAAAAACTAAGATGATAATTGTATCTACACCTCATGGTATGAATATGTTTTACAAATTGTGGGTAGACGCCAAGAATAACAATAATAACTATCACCCAATAGAAGTACATTGGTCAGAAGTACCTGGTCGTGATGAAGCATGGAAAAAAGAAACAATACGAAATACCTCTGCTGAACAATTTCAACAAGAGTTTGAATGTGATTTTTTAGGTTCTGTTGATACTTTAATATCACCGACTAAAATTAAATCAATGGCACATATCTTACCTATAGAATCAAAAGGTGGTTTAGATATGTATGAGAAACCTGAAAAAGATAAAACTTATGTATGTACTGTTGATGTTGCTCGAGGCACAACTAAAGATTATTCAGCATTTATTGTATTTGATTGTTCACAAGTACCTTATCGTGTTGTTGCAAAATATAGAAACAATGAAGTTAAACCATTTGTTTTTCCGAACATCATACAACAAGTATGTAATGGGTATAATAAGGCACATGTATTAGTAGAAGTAAATGATTTAGGACAACAGATATCAGATACATTACAATATGAATGTGAATATGAAAACTTATTAATGACAACTCAAAGAGGTCGTGCAGGTCAAATATTAGGTTCTGGTTTTTCTGGTAGAGGTTCATCTCTCGGTGTCAGAATGACAAAACAAATTAAAAAACTAGGATGTTCAAATATAAAAACATTACTAGAATCAGATAAAGTTATCGTAAACGATTTTAATATTATTGAAGAAATGTCTACATTCTCAAAAAGAGGAACATCATGGCAGGCTGAAGATGGTAGTAATGATGACTTGATGATGTGTTTAGTTATATTTGGTTGGTTATCTAACCAAGATTATTTCAAAGAATTAACTGATTCAAATATCAGAAGTCAATTATATCATGAACAACAAAATTTGATAGAACAAGATATGGCACCTTTTGGTTTTGTAGATGATGGAATCACTAGACCCGGAGAAGAAACTGAAGTAGACATGTATGGAACTGTCTGGCATCCAGTAACTCGTAAGGGTGAGTAGAGCCTAGACTTTAACAGTATTATAAATAGAAGCAGTGAAATTTTTTATTTATGGAGTACTAATAATACAACTGTGTTCACTAATTTAATATTAAATTAACGGAGAATAACCTTATGGCATTTCAAGTATCACCTGGTGTTCTCGTACAAGAGAGAGATTTAACTAGGATTATTCCTGCTGTTTCAACTTCTATCGGTGCTTTTGCTGGCGAATTTCGCCAAGGCCCATTAGATGAAATAGTAAGTATATCAAGTGAATCTGATTTAGTTAATACATTTGGAAAACCTGATTCAAGTAACTTTGAAGACTTTTTTTCAGCTGCTAACTATTTACAGTATTCAAATTCTTTAAGAGTAGTACGAGCTTCCCAGACTAATCTTGTAAACGCAACTACAACTGGTTGTGGATTACAAATTAAGAATACTACACACTATACAGATAACTTTGCTGATGGTTCTGGCGTTGTCGGAACATTTGCAGCTAGAACTGCTGGTGCGTGGGGAAATAGTCTATTGGTGTCAACCTGTCCTAGTGCAACTGCATATGAAGAAGAAGGCGTAACAACTGTAAATGATAGCTCAACTGCTGTAGGAGATACTACTGTAGTAACTACAGATGGTAGTCAATTTACTGTTGGAGATATTATATCTTTTTCAACAACAGCTGCAACTAATGACTATGATGACGGACATCAATATAGAATAACCGGCATTTCTACAAACGATATTACTATCGTGCAAAAAGAAAGTGGAAGTGGTGGTTTACAAACAACTTTAACCGATGGCGGAAATATTAGAAGAAGATGGAGATACTACGATTCAGTAGGAACTGCTCCTGGAACTTCACCTTATGTTTCTGACCGTTCAGGTTCCGGCGATGAAATTCATGTTGTCGTTGTGGATGAAGATGGTGGAGTTACAGGAGTTCCTGGCTCAGTTTTAGAAACTTATGAAAAGTTATCTAAAGCTTCTGACGCTAAATCACCACAAGGCGATACTAATTATTACCCAGATGTAATTTATGCAAAATCACAATATGTTTATTGGATGGACCATAATACTTCAGGAAGTAATTGGGGCTCAACTTCTGCTGGTACTACATTTACAGCTGTTAATACACCAACATTAGAATCACTATCTGGTGGTGCTGATGGTTCAAGTGTAACAACAGGACAAAAGAAAACTGCTTATGAAAAATACCAAGACGCTGATACAGTAGATGTTGGATTAATCATAGCTGGTTCTGGTGACGGAACTCATGTTGATAACTTAGTAACAATTGCTGAAAATAGAAAGGACGCTGTAGTATTTGCAAGTCCTGAAAGAAGTGATGTTGTTAATGTATCAAATTCTGAAACACAAAAAGACAATGTATTAAATTTCTATTCAAGTAGAATTTCTACATCTTATGCTGTTTTTGATAGTGGTTACAAATATATGTACGACAGATATTCTGATGTATATAGATTCGTTCCATTAAATGGAGATATGGCTGGTTTAGCTGCTAGAACTGATTTAGTAGCAGACTCTTGGTTCTCACCTGCTGGTTTTAACCGAGGTAATGTGAGAGGCGTGGTAAAACTTGCGTTTAACCCAACCAAATCACAAAGAGATGAGTTATACATGAAACGAGTTAATCCTGTTTGTACTTTCCCAGGACAAGGAACTGTTCTGTTTGGAGATAAAACAGCATTATCATCACCAAGTGCTTTTGATAGAATTAATGTAAGAAGACTATTCATTACATTAGAAAAGGCGATATCAACTGCTTCTAAATTTCAACTCTTTGAGTTCAATGATGAATTTACAAGGGCTAACTTTAGAGCAATTGTTGAACCATTCTTGAGAGAAGTGCAAGGGCGAAGGGGTATTACAGACTTTTTAGTAGTTTGTGATAATACAAATAACACAGGCGATGTTATTGATAGAAACGAATTTGTGGCAGAAATATTTGTCAAACCTAATCGTTCAATCAATTTCATAAAACTTCAATTTGTTGCAACCAGAAGTGGTGTAGCATTTGAAGAAGTCGCAGGATAAGGGAGATTTAAAAAATGGCAAGTATAACAGATTTTAAAGCTAAGTTATCTGGTGGCGGTGCTCGTCCCAATCAGTTTAAGGTATTAATGCCTTTTCCTGGTTACGCTCAAGTGGGTGGTGAGATAGAAGACTTAGCGTTTTTATGTCAGGCAACTAGTTTACCTGCTATGAGTATAGGTAGTATATCTGTACCATTTCGTGGTAGAGCTATTAAAATTGCTGGAGATAGAACAATTGCAACTTGGAGTGTTACTTTACTTAATGACACAGACTTTAAATTGAGAAATGCATTTGAAAGATGGCAAAATGGTATCAACAACATGTCAGATAACGAAGGATTAACAAATCCAGGCGATTATCAAGTAGACGCTTTTGTTGACCAACTTGACAGAAACGGTGCAACAATTAAGTCTTATACATTGAGGGGTGCATACCCAACGGAAATAACTAGTATTGCATTAGGTATGGGTACAAATGACGCCATCGAAACTTTTGATGTAACATTTGATTATCAGTACTTTGATACAAATACTACTACTTAATATTGGTATAAATAATAGTACTAGTATTAATAGAGGAATAAATTATGGCTGAACTATTCGGGTTTCAAATAACGAAAGTTAAAAAAACTGAAGACCCTAAACAATCGTTCACGACTACTCAGGCGGATGACGGCACACAAACCGTCGCCGCCGGTGGTTATTTTGGACAGTACCTTGATATGGAAGGAACTGCTAAAAGTGAAGCAGACTTAATTCGCAGATACAGAGAGATTTCATTACACCCAGAATGTGATATGGCCGTAGAGGACATAATAAATGAAGCTGTTGTATCGAATGAACTTAAAGAACCTGTAAGAGTAAATACAGAAAATTTATCTTATGGAAAAGACATTAAAAGAAAAATAGAAACTGAATTTAGTAATATTTTAAGATTAATGAACTTTAACACAAAAGGACATGACATCTTTAGAAGATGGTATGTTGATGGTCGTATATACTATCAAAAAATTATTGATAGAGAATCACCTGTAACAGGAATAGCAGAATTAAAATATATTGACCCTAGAAAGATTAAAAAGATTAGAGAAGTAAGAAAGAAAAGACAAGAAGGCTCAACTGCAAACTTAGAAATGATTGATGAGTATGTAGAGTATTACTTATTTAACGAGAAGGGAGTATCAGGAACAACATCTGGCGGTGGAATCAAAATCGCACCTGACACAATCGCATTTTGCCCTTCTGGTCTAGTAGACCAACAAAAAAATATTGTTATGTCGCATTTACATAAGGCGATAAAACCTGTCAATCAATTAAGAATGATAGAGGACGCTGTTGTAATTTACAGAATTGCAAGGGCTCCAGAAAGAAGAATATTTAAAATAGATGTAGGTAACTTACCGAAAGTTAAGGCAGAACAATACCTGAGAGATGTTATGGCAAGATATCGTAATAAACTTGTCTATGACGCTTCAACTGGTGAAATCAGAGATGATAGAAACTATATGTCTATGCTTGAAGATTTTTGGTTACCGTCAAGAGAAGGTGGTAGAGGAACTGATATTACAACATTACCAGGTGGACAAAACTTAGGTGAAATTGCTGATATCGAGTATTTTCAAAAGAAACTGTATCGCTCATTGAATGTTCCTGTAAGTAGATTAGAATCTTCACAAGGATTTAACTTAGGTCGTTCTAGTGAAATAACTAGAGATGAATTAAAATTTACTAAGTTTGTACAAAGATTAAGAAAGAAATTTACAGAACTATTTAATGACTTATTAAAGACACAGTTAATATTGAAAAAAGTTATTTCAGAAGATGACTGGACTCAAATTTCTCAAAATTTACAATATGATTTCTTACAAGACGGACATTTTGCTGAATTAAAACAAAGTGAAATGATGAGAGATAGAATTGCATTAGTAAATGAAATGAGAGATATGGTCGGTAAATACTTTTCAGTAGAATACATGAGAAAGAATGTGCTTAAACAATCTGAATCAGAAATTGCTGAAATGGATAAACAAATCAAAAAAGAAATTGATACAGGTATTATTTCATCACCATTCGGTCAAGCCGATATTGATGATGATACCCCAAATATATAGGAGATAATTATGACAGAAGAAATAAAAACTTTTATGGATAATCTTGCAAGTGGCGATAATGCACAAGCAGGCGAAGCTTTTAAAGACGCTTTAAGAGCAAAAGTAGCTAACGGATTAGACGCTAAAAGAAAAGAAATGGCAAGTCAAATGTTCAATACAGCACAAGCAATTGTGCCACCTGAGGCAGAGGCGTTTAGTGACCCTAAACCAGAAGTTGCTGAGCCAGGAACATTTAATCAAGACGGTTCTGTATCATCTGGTAAAGATGGTTCAGTAGATATAGATTTAACAGCTGATGAAAACAAGTAATATATTTGAAGACTATAATGTAAGTGATTCAAATGCTTATTTGTCATTGACGCCTAAACTTAAAAAGGCAGTTAATGAATTTTATGAGATGTTAGACTACGAAAAAGATAGTGAAGGTTATGATGAAGGTCATGACTTTTGCGACAGTATAGAGGATTGTGTTAAGAAAACTATTTTGAAACACGATATAAAAAAAGAACAATTGTTAGATTACATAGAATTAGAAGTAAGAGAACAATTAAAAATAGAGGTGTAAAGGAACTATGGCAATAACAACTAAGATTTTAGCAGACACTAAAACACACGCCAAAGTATTACTCACCTGGAACGCCGACGCCGCTACTACAGCGACTGCCGTTGATGGTTCAGAATTGAGTGGACATGCAAACGGCGCTAAACTTCATATTACAGATATTAAATATGGCGTAGGTTTAGGAGAATGTAAATTATTATTTCAAGGGGACACAGATATAGAGGCAATAAACCTATGTGGCTCTGGACATTATTATGGTGCTGTAATTAAAAATACGGCAACTAATACAGGTGTAACAGGTGGTGATATAATTGGAATCACTAGTAACGCTTCATCTGGTTTTGCATTATTAACATTGCAAAAACAAGATATGGGCGAAAATAGTTAAGGAGTTAAATTATGGCAGATATAGTATCAGTACAAACAATTGCTGATGTATCAGGTGTTAAACATGTTAGTAAAATGACTAACTTATCAGATGGTACTGGTGAGAGTTTAGTTACTAAGATAGACGCTTCAAATACAAATGCAATGACTGAAGACGCTACAAGAGTATTAGCAAGAATATGGTATTCTGTTAATACTACAAATAGCAATGCAGCTGTTGAGTTATTGTGGGCAGGAACTACTAACTCTACAATGGTTTTTTTAAGTGGCACAGGTCATTGGGATTTAAGAACTTTTGGAGATGGTATCTCAAATAACGCTACAACATCTACTGGAGATGTATTATTAAGTACTAGAAACTTTGTTTCTGGTGATAATTATACGATTTTAGCAGAATTTAGATAAAATCTATAACATTTAAGTTATAGGTTTGTATAAATAGTATATAACAAAAAAGAGAAAGAGAGAGAACAGATGAAATTAATTTCAGAAGAATGTTCAACTGCCGAATATCTTATAGAAGAAGATAAAAACGGCAAGAAAGAATACAAGATTAAAGGTGTCTTTTTACAATCGAACATCAAGAATAGAAATGGGCGTGTATACCCCAAAGAAATTCTTATGAAAGAAGTAACAAGATACAACAAAGAATTTATCAATAAAAATCGTGCTTTCGGCGAGTTAGGACATCCTGACGGACCAACAGTCAATCTAGAAAGAGTTTCTCATATGATTAAGAAACTTTATCCTGATGGTGATAACTTTATTGGTGAAGCTAAAATCATGGACACGCCCTATGGTAAGATTGTAAAAGGTCTTATTGATGAGGGTGCTCAATTGGGAGTATCATCAAGAGGGATGGGTTCCATCATGCAAAGAAACGGCGCTAACTATGTGAAAGATGATTTCATGCTAGCTACTGCCGCTGACATTGTAGCAGACCCTTCAGCACCAGCCGCTTTCGTAGAAGGCATTATGGAAGGTAAAGAGTGGGTATGGGACAACGGTCTCCTTGTTGAGAAAGACATTGAGGCGTGGAAGATGGAAGTGATTAAAACGAAACAGAGGAATTTAGATATAAAAAATCTAGAAATTTTTGAATCGTTTATTAGAAAACTGTAATATTATAAATATTCCCTAGAACTCGTAAAGAGATTTGGGGGTTTTATAGTACTATAAAATAAATAGAGGAGATTTTCAATGGCAGAATCAGAAAAAATAACTGAAACTATCGTAGAGGCTTCGGCGAATCCAAACGCTGACGCTCCTAAAAAGAATGCTGTTGCAGCTGAACCTACCCATCTATCAAACGACGGCGAAGATTTAGGCGCACCTGTAGTTAAACCTACGGACAGTAATCCTGACGGTACGAAAAAAGTTAAACAGGTTTCTGACACCGTATCTAAAAGTGCTCAAGTTGCTGGGGAACCATCACACTTGAAAGCTTCATACGAAGAAACCGATTCTACAGATGAAACAATCAAAGAGAAGAAAGCAGAAGATGTCAAGAAAGACATTGATGAAGATGAAAAAGAAGCTAAGGCTAAAAAAGATTCTGAAATTGATGTTAAAGAAGACATTGAGGCACTTGTTGGCGATTCTGATTTATCTGAAGAATTTAAACAAAAGGCTGCTACAATCTTTGAAGCTGCAATTACTTCTAAAGTAAAAGCAGAACAAGAGAGATTACAGTCTGAATATGATACTAAATTTGAAGAAGAAATCTCAAAATCTAAATCTGAACTAACTGAAAAAGTTGATTCATACTTAAACTATGTTGTTGAAGAATGGATGAAAGAAAACAAGTTAGCACTAGAAAGAGGAATCAAGGGCGAAATCGCTGAAGACTTCATTGGTGGACTCAAAAAATTATTTGAAGACCATTACATTGATGTCCCAGATGAGAAATATGATGTTCTTGAGGACCAAGCTAGTAAGATTGAAGGATTAGAGAAAAAACTTAACGAAGAAATAGAGAAAAATATTGAAATGAATAGAGTTAATGGTAGTCTGAAAAGACAAGATATCATTGATGAAAATTCTAAAGATTTAGCTGATACAGCTAAAGAAAAATTCGATTCTCTAGTAGAAGGCGTTGAGTATTCTTCTGAAGAAGATTTTGCAAAAAAAGTAGAGACCATTAAGGAATCTTACTTTGGGCAAAAAGCTGAAAAGTCTGTGGATAACACAGATATAGATGATGTTGCGGTGGGCGGGGAGACTTCTAACGAAGACTTGTCGAATGCTATGGCTGCATATACCAACGCAATTAGTAAAACCAAAGATATTAAAATATCTAAGTAACTAAACAAAGGAGAGAAGAAGATATGTATTTATCGGAAACTTATGAAAAAAAATGGCAGCCAGTTTTAGACCATCCAGAACTTCCAGAAGTTAAGGATAGTTACAAGCGTGCCGTTACATCGGTAATCTTAGAGAACCAAGAGCGTTCTTTAAAAGAAGACCAAGCATTTCTTGCTGAAACACCTACTAACGCTACTTCAGCGTCTGGTGTAAGTAATTGGGATCCAATCCTAATTTCTTTAGTAAGAAGAGCAATGCCTAACCTTATTGCCTATGATATCTGTGGCGTACAACCAATGACTGGTCCTGTTGGACTAATCTTTGCAATGCGTTCTAGATATTCTACAATGGGTGGCACAGAGGCTTTATTTGATGAAGCTGATACAGATTTTTCTGGTCGTAATGCGACTGGTTCAGCTGTTGATGGTTTTTCAACTACTGCTCATGCAGGAACTAACCCAGCATTATTAAATGATGGTGGAACAGACCCTACAACAGGTACCGGAATGACTACAGCTGCGGCTGAATCATTAGGTGAAGATTCAGGTAACCAATTCGCAGAAATGGCGTTCAGTATTGAGAAATCAACTGTAACTGCTAGGTCTCGTGCATTGAAAGCTGAATACACTATGGAACTTGCACAAGACCTAAAAGCGATTCATGGACTTGACGCTGAAACTGAACTTGCTAATATTTTATCAAGTGAAATTTTATCTGAAATCAACCGTGAAGTAGTTAGAACTATCTATACTAACGCTGAAAAAGGTGCTTCTGCAAATACAGGTACAGTAAACACAACTACTGAAGGTATATTTGACCTAGATACTGATTCTAACGGCAGATGGTCTGTTGAAAGATTCAAAGGTCTTATGTTCCAAGTAGAAAGAGAAGCTAATGTTATAGCACAAAGAACAAGAAGAGGAAAAGGTAACTTAATTATCTGTTCATCTGATGTTGCTTCGGCACTTCAAATGGCTGGTGTATTAGATTACGCTCCTGCACTCAACAACAACTTAAATGTTGATGATACAGGTAATACTTTTGCTGGTGTTCTGAATGGTAAATATAAAGTTTATATTGACCCATATTCTGCAAATAACACTGCTAAACAATACTTTGTAGTAGGTTACAAAGGTTCTTCACCATATGATAGTGGAATGTTCTACTGTCCGTATGTACCATTACAAATGGTCCGTGCCGTTGGTCAAGATACTTTCCAACCAAAAATTGGATTTAAAACTCGTTACGGGTTACAAGCAAATCCATTTGCTGAAGCTGGTACAGGCGACGCTGCTGTTATTAACGGTAGTGGTTCTGCAAACAGTAACAGATACTATCGTAGAGTACAAGTAGCAAACATCATGTAATTGATGTTGTTGCTTTCTCGAAAGTAAACAAATTGAATCGGGCTGTTCTGAACAGCCCTTTTCTTTTTCTACTAATCCACACTTACGAATCATATAAATAATAGTATGACTGAAACAAACTCATTAAACAGACAACCTACTAAGTTAGACTATGCGGCTGCAACCCAATTTAAGTTTAATATAATCAAACTACCTAAGGTAGAGTTTTTCTGTACATCTGTTAATATACCTGGTATTACATTAGGTTCTACAACACAAGAAACATCATTGAGAGATATACCAATACCTGGTGATACTCTAACATATAGTGCTTTAAATGTAGACTTTTTAGTAGATGAAAACTTAGAGAACTATCGTGAGATACATGGTTGGTTAACCGGTCTAGGTTTTCCTAAAAGTCATACACAATTTGAAACTTTTATTAATGCTGGCAGTGATAGATTTCCTACAAGTAATGCAACTGCAAATAGTAGAGAAGCAGGTAAAGTGGATGATGTAGGATTTGATGTTGGTGCTCAATATTCGGATGCCAGTTTAACAGTATTGTCTAGTAAAAACAATCCGATAATAGAAGTAAGATATGTAGATTTATATCCAACATCTTTATCTGGATTAACTTATGACCAACAAGCAGGAGATACTTCTTATCTATCTGCAAGTGTATCATTTAATTATCAGATATACGAATTTGCAACTGTTGGAAGTGCAACAACAACTGAAACAACTACTTAACATCTAACTAAATATAGTTAGAATTTATATAATTAACCGGTGATTTTATTATGACATTAGAAGAACTACAAGAGCAGGTTGATAAAGACCTCAAAATGAATGAGGCAGAACTAGATTTAGAATCTTTAAAAACTCCTGCATTACACAACAAATATCTCAAACAATTAAATAACTTTAAACTGTTATTAACTAGAGCTGAATCTGATTACAAGATACTTAAAAGAGTTAAGTGGGAATACTATACAGGTAAGGCAAGTCCAAAGATATATCAAGACAAACCTTTCAATCTAAAAATTATGAAATCAGATGTAGACAAGTATCTCGAATCTGATGAAGAACTAATTAAGTCATCACAAAAAATAGATTACTTAGAAACGGTTGTTAATTACTTAGATAGAACACTTAGACAAATTAGTAATCGAGATTGGCAAATTCGCAACTCTATAGAATGGAGAAAGTTTACTTCCGGCGCCATTTAATGTATGAGAAACTTAATACTTACTAAAAAGAATGATGTACACTTAGTCGTAGACGCTGATGAAGATGTACGGAGAGATTTAGGTTCACACTTTACCTTTGAAGTACCTGGTGCTAAGTTTATGCCTTCTGTTAGAAATAGAAGGTGGGATGGTAAAATCAGATTATTTTCTTACACTAATGGTCAAATCTATACAGGTCTATATCCATACTTACTTAACTGGTGTTCAGAGAATGATGTTGAAGTAGTAGACAGAACAGGCATAAAGGATGCCAGTGTAGATACAGAACTAGTAGATAGTTTCATCAAGAAATTAAACATACCTTTTGAAGTAAGAGATTACCAAAAATCGGCGTTTATTTACTCTATGGTGAAATCAAGGTGTTTAATGTTATCGCCTACGGCCTCGG